TATGTCATCGTTTACTTTTAAATAGTACGTTGTTTTTTCTTTTCTGCCAATTTCTGGCATTGCTTCTTGTGTTGACTTTGCAACTGTTACGTTTAATTTCATTTTGTTTTGACGTTTACGCATAACGTCTCTAGCTTTTTTTGTGATAAAATTGTTTTTTTGTAGCCTTTTTTTCTTTGCCTTGCAGCCCATTGTGTAGGCTTTAACACTGTGGTTTCCATAACTTTAAATGCATCCTTTTAATATTATTAGCCATAAGGCTAATGTGATGATAAATGTGTTTAGGATGTTCTTGTTGATTTGTTTTCTTTCCATGTTTTGTAATTTTATTGCAATTTATCTCATTTGTTTTGTATTTCCAAATTTATTTTACTGTTTCACGTGAAACTCCCGTATTTTACAGCGCCTCGCGGCTTTAGTGCGTTCTCGATTTCTTTTACTGTCTGCCATATCAATATCCTAGAATTAACCCGCCCCACGCGTAGTGGCCGCCGGAGGCTTTCGCTTAGGTCGTATTATTCTTTCTTTTATCTCTCATCATGTCTCTAATCGCATTTTCGTATTGTATTCTCTTCCAGTTGTTTTCGTCGTTTCCGTAACCTAGTTTATTATTTATTTCTCTCGCTTTTTTAAGCATTGCGTAGTATTCATCATACGCTTTATCAACTTTAATCCTAATGCCTGTAACCCATCTTTCTTCTTTATCCAGTTTTTGCAACCATAGTTTTTCTTTTTCTTCTTCCGTATATAAGTTGTTCCTGTAGTAAGTGGGGAGTGCAATTTTGTGTCCGGTACCTGTTCTGTATGTTTCATCCGTTCCGTTTTCATTGAATTTATTTTTTAGGTAATTTCCGTGTGCTTTGTTAACAAGTTTGTATTTTTTGTACGTTCTTAATGACCAGTTTCCTTCTTTGTCTCTGTGTAACCATTCCTCTTCGTGGCTGTAAACTTTTTCTTTAATATATCTGTTTCCTATCCCTGCTGACGTCAATATAATAGGATTGTATTCCTTATGGTCTACGTCTGTTTTGTATATGTATTTGCATATGTAGTTTATTGTTTTTGCGTTAACGTAATTTATTTTGTATTCATAGTCATCTCTTGGGAATATATAACCGTATTGCCATTTAGCCTTTATTGTTTTCAGGCTTTTATTTGTCCATAGTATTCCATGTAGGTGTATGTTTTCTGTTCCTTCGTGACCTAGTTCTGTAACTAACCAATGTTTAACTGATGTTTTAAATTGTTTTCTCCACCTTTCTAGGAATAGCCTTACTCCTAGTGTAGCTATTTCATTGTCGTGTTTGTAGCCTTTTAGCTTATTTTTCAGTTTCCAATGTAACTTTTTATCAACTTTATCAACGTTTTCCCCAAATAATTTGTAGTATTCTATTAAAGTATTTATAGTTACTGTTTCGCTCAAATGTTTTATACTTTCATTATTAAACGTTAATGTTATAAATATTCCTTTGTTACCATTTTTAATTTCTTCCATTAATCGTACCGTCCATTCTCTTGCTTTTTTCTTTCTGCATTCCATGCATTTTCCACATGGTATAGGTATATATAACACTCTATTATCTGAAAATGGCGGAATAATTCCGCCATTCTTTTTTGTTGCTGTATATTTTCGATTTTTCTCTAATCGCGGGTATAGGCACATGTTATTTCTTTTTAGGAATGTATTTACTAGGTGTAACAGCTTCAAGTATTTCCTCCCCTACTTTCATAATAGTTTTCATGCTTTCCGGTGTATCGTTCATTTCTATTTTATTGCTTATCCCTTTAATTTCAGCCATTATTCTCGCGTGTTGGTCTTCCTCTTTTATGTCTATCCAGCTGTTTTCAGTTACAATCCTTCTAATTTCTTCCGCAACCTTTTTCGTTTGTTCCTCGCTTAAACCTGTGTTGGCTTTAGCAAGTCTTGTTTGTGCCAAGGTTTGTGCGTAGTTTCCTCGTATTTGATTAATCTGTGTTTCTTTTGTGCTCTCGTTAATATAGTTGCTTCTAACTTGTTGTTCAAGCTCTGCATTCATTTTCAATAGGCTTTGTTGCACTATTTGAATAGAGTTTTCTGCGCTGTCTCCTGCAATTTTATTTTGAATTGTCTGCATTTCGCTTTGCAATTTCTTATTCACCAAGTCTGCTTTCATGTTTTCTCCTGCTAGTCCTTTGTTAGGTGTATCCGCCTCTATATTATCAGCTTCTGCGTTGGTCTTTTTTATTTGCGCGTTCATTAGGTCTATTTGTGCTTTGCTGTTCATTAATGCTAGCATTTCACCTCCACCCATTGGTGCGCTTCCGCCTGTAACGCTTCCTGTGTTTGCGCTCCCTGTTGTACCTCCTCCGGCTCCACTCATACCGTATAGTAATCCAGCGTTCATTCCAGCTTTTTGTAGTTGTTCTTTCTGTCCTACTATTCCAGTTTTTTTCCACATGTCGTACTGAAGTTCATTGCTGTATTCGGCTAGTTCTTTGTTGCCGGCAATTTGTATTTGATTAAGTTTCCTTTGTTGTTCTATCTGTCGCGCGTCTTGTTGTTTTGCAACTAATAACCCCATGCCTGCGCCTATTGTGTTGTTTACTAGAGTGCTTCCTATTCCCAAGGCTGCTCCTCCTACTGCTCCTATTGGCATATTTTTCGTGCTTTTTTTTAAAAAGCTAAATTTTATAGTTCATAATATATAACACATGCGTACCATTTATGCATAATTTATAAAAAGGGGCATTTCTGCCCCTTGTTATTATGTCGTTTGTGTTGGCTCGGCTTCGCCGTCCTCCTCTTTTAACATCCCTTCTTTAGCTTGTTGTCCAAGTGTCCTTTTTGCTACGCTGTTTTTACTAGCTACGTCTAATGCGTCTATAGCAACCGCCATTTTATCAGTTCTGATATTATAAGCGGGTAATACACCCTCTTTACGCTCTGTAAATATAAGCGGAGCACTATCTTTGATTTGTTCATTATTCTCTATCATTCTCACTATTTTTGTTTCAATAGGTTCACCTTCTACAGAGTCATTTACCTTTAATGAAGTGCCTGCGTACTTCGATTTTGATTTTTGAATGTTGTACATTTTTTCAAGTTTTTTTTGTTCGTTAATGTATTTTAGAAATGTGGCATTACTTTGGCACTCATTTTTCTTCTCGCTGTAACGTTGAATGCTACTTGTATCCAAAAGTTTTGTGCGTCTAGTGCGGTTTCTGCGAATATGTTGTTATACTTCGCCGGGTCTATGTATGTTGTTAGGTCTTGTATTAAAGTGATACCTCCGCTTTGAACTGCTTTGTATTTTCTGTTTAATGTCATAAACATTTCGTTACTTTCAATTGCAAAGTTGCCGTATGTTCTATTAACCCTGCTCATATAATTAACCCATGCTGGTTGTTTACCTGCGCTCTTTGTAACCCATCCACCTGCGCCAATGTATACGGTGTCCCACCATGCCAATTCCTCAGTTATTTTCTCTTGAAATCCTATCTCATCCAAGTATGGTAAATGTATCTGGCTAGGGCTGTCTAAATGAATGAACCATTCATTTCCTTGTGAGTAGTCTAATCGTGGTGTTAAGTGTCCTATCGCCATTATAATTGAAGGTTCGTCTAGTTTGATATAGATGTTACCTCCTTTTTCTGCTGTATTCATACTCCCTTTACCTGCTAGTGTTCCAAGTGGTTGTTCTGCTGATAGAGCGTTACTAACTACTTCCTGAAATACTAATTCTTTTATTAGCCCACCTGCAAACCAAGGTGTTGTTACCATTCTTGCCCCTTCGTGGTCATAATTTACTTCAATCCAGTCTTGCCATGTTCCTCCACTAACCGCTATTGCATTCATCATCATGTAGATCTTTTTCTGCATGTTGATAGCATCCATTGTTATAGTTCCGCCTGTTGTATCAATTGCTGTAATAGTATTAATACCATCAGTACCATCTAGCCACTCTGTTTTTAACCAGTTTTGATTCAAATCAGACATATATGTTTTCACTCCTAATCCTTCCTGACTGCCTAACGCATTTGCCCTTCCGTTTTCTACTTTTAAGACTGTTCCATATGGTGCTGCGTCTGATGAATCAATAACACATTCTGTGAAATATGGTGTAGTTAGGATTTTTTCTCTCATATCGTCTATATTAGTTAGGTCGAAAGTTTCCAGTTTTGGTATTCCATTACCAAGGTCGGTTGCCGATATGTATCTCCAGTTATTGAACGTTGTATTACCCCAGTAAGTTTGTCTGAATGGGGCCCATATATACGTTCCTGCGTTTGTCCACACTCCTGTGCTGAGTTCTGCTGCTGTCTTGTCTCCGTGCTCTTGTGTTTTTATTATGATTTGTGCTGGATTTGGTATTGTGCCGCTGTATGTCAGTCTTATGCTGTCTCCTAGTACGAAATCGAATGCTCCTATAGCCGGGCTTGCAGATATTATTGTATTAGCTCCTGCATGCATTCTTTGTAAGTTGGTTATAGTGATAATTGCCTCGTTTGGTGTATGGATAAATGCGCCAATTCCCTCCTGCCTGTTTGCGTAGAAGTTTTTGTAAACATCCCAGTACATTAATAGCGGATTTGCTATGAATTTCCTAAATGCTGCGGTGCTTGCGCCCGGATTTCCTACACCTCTCATACCTAGATATGCTAATATGCAGCTAGGGTTTATTTGTGCGTTGTTGTAATCTTCTGGTAGTGTATCGCCTGTACTAAACGGTATGGCTTGTATCTCAATTTTAGGTAGTTTCACATTTTTCATCTTTAGTCCTATCTCAAGGGCATTGTTGTGAAGTGCGCTGTTGTATAGTCTGAATGGTGCTACGAAGACATCAACTTCACCTTTATAAGTCCCGAATAAGGGACCAATTGTTGGATGTGTTTTTCCGTCCATATTAATATTAACATCGAAAGTGTCTCCTGGTAGACCTACCTCAACCCATAATGGGACAAGTGTCCCTGCTGCCATTGTTGTCCTCACGATATGGCTTAAGTCGTGTGTGCTTCTTTCGAAACCGCGTAGTTCTACTTTCATTTTTTTACCTTGTCCGAGGCGGTCTCCTCCTAATGTTCTTTTCATTTTTGTTTTGATTTAATGATTAAATAAAAAAGAGCTACAATGTAGCTCTTTTGTTTGATATTGGGGGTTTTATTGCATTTTTTTTATCAGTTCGGCATTTTTTTCCCGGAAGTCGCAAATTGCGTGAATTAGTCTTTCTGTTACAATCCAAGGGTATGAAGTTACCCACAATTTTACGTCATCTGGTGAACTCATAAAGTCTGTAATTCTGTAGTTTCCTATACTTGCTATGTATCCTTTTTCCTCGTCCCCTACAATTCGGAATGGGTTGTTTTCCCAGTCATTATTCATAAAGTCGTATTTGTGGGCTTCGTACACATTCGTTTGTAATTGTTCTTCTGCCGCCTGTTCCATATTTTGCTCGTTCATAGTGTTCATGTTTGTTTTTTATGTAATAGTATTTTATTTTATTTTTGGTTATTTCTTCACCGGTATCAATATCTACATATTGTACTATGGTACTCCAATTAGATTTATGGAGTTTTTTGTTTACCTCCCTGCTTGTTGTTGTTTTCATCACTCATTTGATTAATTGTGTTGTAGGTGTTTTCTCCTACGTTTAGTACGATTTCTGTTATGTCATCGTTTACTTTTAAATAGTACGTTGTTTTTTCTTTTCTGCCAATTTCTGGCATTGCTTCTTGTGTTGACTTTGCAACTGTTACGTTTAATTTCATTTTGTTTTGACGTTTACGC